ACCCTTATAGTAATAGACAGCCTGAATGTCGGGGCGGCGCTGGGAGATGAGTTGAGGGCGGAAGGATTAAGGGTTCAGGATTTCAAATCAACTGGCTCTATTTCAAAAGACTGGGGCAAAAAAGGTTCAAAAGAGCGTTTAATAGAAAAGTTAAGTTCCTTTATAGGGGACATAAATATACATTTTCCCGCCAACGAGGTTTTAATAGACGAACTGGAAGCATATACCTATCAGTTGTCCGACTCTGGAAATATCAAATATGGAGCGCCTACTGGGCTTCACGATGACTGCGTAATCTCGCTTGCTCTGGCAGTCTGGCCTCTTTACGGGAAAGTAAAACATAAAAATATTAAAGCAAAAAGGTCGGTTACTCGTAAAATAAGAAAATTTGAATATGACTAAGAAAAAAGTTAAAAAGGTTGTTAAAAAGGTTGTTAAAAAGGTTGTTAAAAAGGTTGTTAAAAAGACTATTAGCAAAAGAGAAAAAGTTCTTGATATTCTCTTAAGAGCCACAAGGGCTTATGATGTAAGTCCCAGAGGAACGGTCGAATCAGGGCTTATTAATAAATTAGTAGACGAAATACTTGAATTATAATGCCAATATAATGCCAAAAGGAACACCAAAAAGAGATGGCTCAGGACGAGGAGTTCGAGCCAACAGAGGCAGAGGAGGTTGTAAACCTACTCGCAAGACGGGTAGGGGACGCAATCGCAGAAGATAATGCCTTATAAGAGAATTGCTAAAACAGTTTATACCAAGCGAACTGGGAAGTGGAAAAAGAAGCAAACCTGCGGAAGCGTAGCCAAAGCCAAAAGGGCTATGGCTCTTCTGCGTGGATTAGAAAGCGGTTCAATAAAACCGAGCCAAGTCGGGAAAGGGAAGTTCAAAAAAACAAGGAAAAAATAAATGCTCAAACAAATTCAAAAAGAAATCAGCAATTACAACGATACTGATATAACTATTGTTGACGGACTTTCTTTCAACCAGAAGCGGACAATAGAAAAGATATACCGTTATCTTAACTCCAAGTTCCTAACTGGGGCTGTTGATATAGAGGGGAACAAAAAGTATTTTTTCAACATAGTAAACAACCCTTGCCGAGTGGAAACCAAGTCAACCGATTTCGACACCAAGCATATTGCCGTCCAGACGGCAAGCGGAGGAGACTCGTATAAGACTTGGTTTTTTGAAAGGGATTTGAAGTTCTGGTTTAAAGATATGAATTTCGGCAAAGTGCTGAACAGGATATTTGACGAGAGACCTAAATTCGGCACAGTTGTAATCAAGACCATTAAAGGAAAACCTTATTTCGTTGATTTAAGGAATTTTGTAGTTGAGCAGTCAGCCGACACTTTGGACAATTCCAATTACATAATAGAGAAGCACCTGTATTCGCCGATGGAATTTAGGAGAGTTGGGAAAGAATTGGGCTGGGATAACATAGATGAAGCCATAGAACAGCACAGGACTATGGACAAACCCTATTTAAGCGTTTATGAGAGATATGGTGAATTCGGGGACAAATACGATTACCAGCGGATATACATAGCAGATGTTGGAGTAGATACGATTGACAAATATACCCATACCGAAATACCGCACAGGGGAGTTTTGCTTAAACAGGAAAACATAGATGCCCACCCGTATACCGAGTTTCACAGGATGAAAATACCAGGCAGGTGGCTTGGAGTGGGAGTTGTAGAACTATTGTTTGAACCACAGATAAGGGAAAACGAAATAGCTAACTTGGAGTCAAAAGGAGATTATTATGCCGCCCTTCACGTCTGGCAATCGTCAGGGGAAAAAGTGAATATCAACTTGAACAGGGACGTAGTTGACGGGCAAGTATTAGACAACGGCGGAGAACCTATAAATCCAGTTGAGATGACAGAGAGAAACCTCGCCTACTTTAGGATAGCTACTGACAAGTGGATGAAGAACAGAGATGAACTGACTTTCAGTTATGATGTTATTCAGGGGGAAAGATTGCCAGCAGGGACTCCATTGGGGTCAGCAAGATTAGCAGCAGCAATGGCAGGTTCGCACTTTGACCAGTTAAGAGAAGATGTGGCCCTTGATGTCAAGGAGTATTTGTTCAAAGTGATAATTCCCCAATTTGCCAAGAGCAACACAGCCGAACATATATTGAGAATAGCGGGGGAAGACCTTGACAAAGTCCGCAATATGATGATTAACCAGAAAACCAGAGACGCTTTATTCAGTTTCTTAAAAAGAAAAGTAAAGTTGCCGACCAGAGTCCAATATGACATCATAAAAGCAGGGATAGAAGAACGGGTCAAACAATCCAAAGAGATTTTACTCACTATACCAAAAGAATTTTACAAGAATCTTAAATACAAAATAGACATTATAATTACGGGAGAACAAAGAGATACTTCAATCTGGTCTCAAACAATGTTTGCTGGATTACAGGCAGTTACCGCAGACCCGACTTTACTTACAGACCCGACCAAAAAGAAGTTCTTTAGCAAGTGGCTGGAAGCTGGCGGTGCCTCTATAATAGATTTTGAACCAGACATACAGCCGCAAGGGATACAAAGCCTAATGCCGGCCAGAGGTGCTGGCGGCGGAGTATCAAGACCAGCGATGATGGGTGGTATAGCACCTGCGGCTGAAAGAATAATATGAGAAAGGATTTAAGGGACAAGCAACTTAAAAGTTTAGCCAGCTCCGATTTAGGAGATGCCCTTAAAGATTACATAAACGAAAAAATAGATGAACTGAATAACAGTTCTACGATTACGGGAACTCCAGAAAAAAAGATAATTGAGCTGGAAGCACGGCAACTGGCTATTAAAAAATTAAGCGAGATATTTAATAAATTGAAGAAATCCGAACCCCCAAAAAAGCGGGGGATAGAATTTGAGTAAAGGTCGAGAATCAACTAACTCGCAAACAAAAAAATGGTTGATGAATTAGACGAGAACACCGAAGAAAATCCAGGAGAGAAAATTCCTGAGGGGGAAACTCCTGAAAAAACACCAGAGGAAGGAGAACCTATAAATACTCCAGAGGAGAAGAAAACTCCCAAAGAAAAAACCGAGAGTCCAAAGGGAGAGTATTCTGACAGGGAGAAGCGGTATTATGCCCGTATGAAGGATGCGGAAGAAACTGCTAAAAAAGCCAAAGATGAATTGGCTAAAAGCAAAAGACCCGTTTCCGACATCGATGCTATTTTAGAGGTTCAACAGGCTACAAAAGGGTTGAGCTTAGAAGAAGTGGCAGAGTTAAAAGTGCGGTCAACCGCAACAGGCAAATCTCTGACAGAATCCCGCAAGGACGAAAACTTTGTTCTTTGGCAAAAAGCCTATAAGGAAAAGGTCGAAAAAGAAAATTCGGCTTTACCTGAAACAAAACAGGGAGAAATTGAAAAGGAAAAACCTGTTTCAGAGATGACCTTAGACGAAAAGAACGAATATTACGCAAAGCAAGGCTTTGTTAAGGCTTTCCCAAAAGCAAAACCCCTGTAAGGAAAGGTAAAGTATCAAAATGGCACAAGCAGGAGGTACACGAGCAGTCGATAATGATGTATCGGCAGTTACGCCTGGTCCAAAATTTGGGCGTATAAAATCTTCTCTAATTGACTTGGAGGCTGAAATTGCCGACAAGGGGGAAGCGGGACTATGCCTTTGATGTCAAAATTGACAGCTTCTTATCTCGCAGGATACTTAGACGGTGAAGGATATTTTGGAATAATACCTGTCTATAAGAAAAAATCCTATACATCTAAAATAAAAGTAGCGAGTGTTGATAAGGAAATAATTTATTGGTTGAAGAATAGTTATGGAGGAAATGTGTGGAAAAGAAAATTTTACGACAATTCAAAAGACGCATATACTTGGACACTGGAAGGAAAAAATCTTTTACCATTTTTAGAGAAAATTAAACCATATCTAAAAATTAAAAGAAAACAGGCAGAATTACTTATTGAAAAAGAAAAGATTAAAGCGAAACAACACAAGTATAATAAAGGAGAAAGAAAAGGAATAGTATACCCAGAAAAAATAAAGGAAAAAATCAATTATTGTTACAAAGAGATAAGAAGATTAAATCATAGAGGCAAGTTTTTGTACCCTGAACGACTAAGCGAGAAGACGCCACAGGGATTTAAGATAATAGATGGAATAAAAGTGGCGATGCGATAGTCTCATCTTATAGGAATAAAAACTATAAGCTAAGGTATTGGAAGTCTGGTCTTCAGTTTTACAGGTTCCTCTTTACAAGACATTAGTTTGTATGGAGACCTGTGATATGGATATTAGAGATGAATTGACCTATGGCGATACATTGAATAAGCAGTATTTTGACAGCTTATCAGCCCAGACCTATGTTCCTGGAACATCTTTTACAGCTCAAGCACAGGATTACCACACAGATTCATTGACAGTTGACCAGTATAAAACTGTTGCAATCTACGTAGATGATATTGAAGAACTCCAGTCAAATGTTAACTTGAGAACTTCAATGCAGGAAGAAATTGCTTATCAGTTGAGAGATGCAATCGACACAAATGCTCTTAACAATATGTTGTCAGGAGATGTCAGAGATGGCGCAGAAATGGATGCAGGAGGTGCGGCGAATAGAGCTGTTTCAGCTTCTACAGCAAACATTATTGACATATTCTCAAAAGCCAGAAAGAACTTGAGAAAGAATAATGTTTCCGAGACTGCAGACTGGATTGCTATTCTTGGTCCGAATATGGCGAACTTGATTGAATATAAGGCTACTGCTGTTGGTTACAATGTTGCAGATTCTACATTAAGGAACGGATATGCAGGAGACTTTATGGGATTCAAAGTTTATGTTTCCAATAATGTCCCGACTGGTTCAGATGTTAGCGCTGTTGCAGCATTCAACAAAGCAAACGGTTATACGGCAGAAGTTGTTAAAGATTACGAAACCGCTTATTTTGGGAAGAAAGGAGCAATCAGTGTTGTATTACAGAAAGCACCGAGTATTCAGAT